CTTGGTAGCTCTAGAGCTAAGAAAAGAGCTTTGATTGTAGAAGATAGCCTTGAAAAAGTGGCTACTTTGTATTTAAAACTCATGAAAAATTATGATGATACGCATTTTAAAGATGTAGACGGTAAACCGTTTATTGCAGAACAATTTACAGACGATTTTGTTGTAAAAGTAGATGCGCACTCAAATAGTCCGATATTTACAGAAGATTTAAAACAATTAGCATTTAATTTATTTAAAGCACAAGCAATTAGTAAAGAATCTTTACTTGACTTATTAGAACCACCAATGAAACAATTACTGAAAGACCGTTTAAAACAAGAGGAAGCGAAAAAAGCAACACAACCGCAACCTCAAGGTCAAAAAGGTAAAGAACCGCATAAAATGAAGATGGAGGAATGATGGCAATTAATGTAGCGCCCAGAGCTGATCAACCTAAAGTATCTACGGAAACTTTAAAGAGAAGTGCTACGCCATCTATGCAGTACAAAAATACTGGTATTAAAAGTTTTAGTCGTGGGACTCGCAAAGATTATGGCGGTAGACCTACGAGGGGATAAACACGGGTTTCCTGTGAGAAGGAAAGGGTGTTGGCTGCCAACCCAAATCGGTGGACCGCTTGGATTAGGAGATTTTCCATGCGTAAAGGAAGAAAAGGTCGTAAAGGTCGTAAGTAATCCGCAAGGATTCTACGGTTTGACCGTTTAACCTCCCTTTGGGGGTGGGAATAGAAATATTACCCCCTACTTGACATTTTGATAGAAAGGTTTAATCTTTCTTGTAATTGAATAGGAAATAACTATGAGCATGCCGCCAGATCAGTTGATGAACTTGTTGAAAAGCCAAAAGGATGGAGCAACTCCTGGTGGAAAGCCACCCGTTCCTGAAACACCAACAGGTATCTCTGATCCCAGTAGTGCGCCTATGGCTTCTCCCATGTCAACACCAGAACCCAAGATGGGAAATCGTGAGGCATCATTAGTGAACATTGCAATGGCAATGGATTTATTAGAGCAAGCATTGCCTGCACTTGGCAGTGAATCAGAAGAAGGTCAAAAAGTATTAAATGGTATTCGTACCTTGACAACAATTCTCGGTGCAAAGAGAGCAAAAACGAATTCTTTGCAACCAACTGAAATCATGCAAATGTTACAACAATTACCTCAAGCTGGTGGTGCAACGCCTGAAGGTAAAGCAATGCAACAAGCACCGTTAATACCTGGTATGTCACCTGGTGGCGCAACTCCTCCTCCAATGCCTCCAATGGGCGCTGGTGCTGGTGGTCCTCCTCCTGGTGGTATGCCTCCACCACAACCTATGTAAAGGAAATAGTATGGAACTGTTTAAACCAAGAGGTGCAGCATCTCCTCGTAGACCTACCGACAACAACCAGAAAAATGGTCAAATCATTAATACACCAAGATATTCACAATTTGGTGGTTTAACTTCAGCACCTAAAGCTGGATTTAAAAATATGATGACCACAAGTAATCCTGGTGATACTAAAAAAGTCATTTAATTTAAAAGGGGATAAAAATGTCTTTAGAAGATCTTTCACTAGAACAACGAGATGAATTAGCGATGCTTGCAAAACAGCTCGCTGATAATCCAAATACACGGGAATCTTTTTTGCGTTTAACGCAACAAGTGAAACCTGATTTAACGATTCCAGAACTTTCTCTCAAAGATCACATTTCTAAACAACTCAAGCAAACGCAAGACGAGTATCAGAAATTGGCATCAAAAATGAAAGAAAAAGAAGCAATGGAAGATTTACAAAGTCGTAGAAATTCTTTAATCAAAAAAGGTAAAGCATCTGAAAACGACATTCCAGAAATTGAAAAAATTATGCTGGAAAAACAAATTCACGATCACGAAACAGCAGCTGAATATTTCGAGTGGATGAAACAAGCAGCAGTACCTACTTCTGACTCAAGTATGGGTTACAATCCAAACGTGATGAAGAAATTTAATCTTGAGTCGTTTATGAAAAATCCGATTCAAGGTGCAAGAAACGAAGCAGCACAGGCGCTAATGGACTTGCGTAAAAGCACTAAGCCCATTGGTTTATGATTGTAAATAGGGGATATTTACTATAGGAGTTGATTATGCCAATTGGAGGCGGAATAGTACCAGCTTCGGGTAGTTCACAGTATAACGAGTTAACCTACGTTACACGCCGTGCATTTATCCCTAAGTTGGTTGTACAAATTTATAACAGCACACCGTTAATGGCTGCTTTGATTGGTAACAGTCAACAAGCCTCTGGTGGTGTATCCCAAGTTTCAGTACCTGTGCAAGGCGCACAGTTTGTGAACGCACAATGGTCGGACTATTCAGGTAGCTTTACGCAACCTTCAGTCCAACAAGGTGCTTTCCTTGCTGAATTTAACCTTAAACTGATGATTTCTCCTGTACCGTTTCTCGGTATGGAAGGCGCAGTGCAACAAGACTACGCAATCATCCCATTAATTGAAGCCCGTATGAATGACGCTACTAACGTCATGATGGATGCGATGGCTACTGCTCTTTACACTAATTACACCAATACACAGCAGTTTATTGGTTTACCTGGTGCTATTGATGACGGTACAAACTTAGCAACTTACGGCAACATTAACCGTTCTACATACGGTTGGTGGAAATCTAAAGTTTACAATGCTGGTAGCGTCAACCCAACACGTCAAAACGTATTGCAATACATCTCTGGTACTGTCAAGTACGGAGCTGAAGTGCCTACATTTGGTGTATGTGGTTTTGGTACATGGACATTGTTAGCACAAGACTTTGTAGGTCAAGAGCAATATGTGATTACTCCAGGTCATGCGTTTGATGGTGATGCAAATGGTCCACAAGCTGCGTTTAGAGCATTAATGGTTGCTGGTGTACCTATTTATCCAGACCCATATTGTCCTGAAGGCACATTGTATTTTATTAACTCCAACTACTTGAGTTTATACATCCACGATCAAGGTTCGTTTGTATTTACTGGTTTTGAATCAACTTTACCGAACTGGCAGATTGGTTATGTCGGTGCAGTACTCATGATTGCAGAATTAGTTTCTACTAAACCTAAGTCCATGACTCGTGTGACTGGTTATAACTCAATTTCACTATAAGGAGCTTATAACATGGCACTCGGTTTAAATAAAATCTTATTAGCAAACACCAACACAAATACACCTGGTGGTTATCCACAGACGGTCACTATTTCTAGTATTGGTATTGGTAATTTAACTGCAATGAACGCAGGTACTTTGACAGCACAGTATGTTCCAGCAGGTATGTACATTATGCCTTTAGTTGCTGCTGCAAACGTAGCAATTGAAGTCAACAGTGGTACAAACAATAACAACTGGACAACTTACATTGCTTCTAACTCTGGCGGTACATTAATTTCTGACGGATATAACGTGCGAGCAAACGCAACTGTATCGAATCAGACATTAACTTTGTATACAGTCAATGGTGGACAAAACGTATCTGCTACCTTTACAAGTTAAGGAGTAAACAATGGCTAATCCAGATTCAGTCGGTCAGTTTTACCTTGACAGTTTTAGTAATGGTAGACTTGGCGTTATTCGTGCAACCTCATTGAATACAGGTGGTAATGCAGTTATTACTATTCCTTTATTAAGTGGTGGTTTAACGAATGGCGGTGCTGTTGCCAATTCTGGTGGTGTTATTATTCGTAGAGTAACTATACAAAATCCTACAGGATCTGTTTCTTCTGCTAATGTGTCAATTTCTGCAACCAACAATAACGCAAATATTGTTTTTGCAAACACCGTGTTAACAACAATAACTGGTGTTGGCACATGGCAGGATATAACACCGTCATCTCCTTATACTGCAAACGTAGTATCAGGATCGGTAACACAAGCCTTGTACGTTAATATTAATACACCTTCTGGAAACGGCAATACCGTTGACATTTGTGTGTATGGCGATGTAGTGAGTTTCTAATGTCTACTGTATTTGTAACCAATAACACAGACCTTGAAGTCGTAGATGGCTACGATGGTAAATTCTATGAATTTAAAAAAGGAGTTACTGTTGAAGTGCCTGTGTTTGTTGCTGAACATGTATTTGGTTACGATAAAGAGGACAAGTTTCCTTATTTGGCTCGTTTAGGTTGGATTAAAAACAATTTGGAAGTAAAGAAGGGTTTAGAGCTACTTGCACAAGTAGACATTCAAATTGAACGACCAAAAAAGAACCAATCGTTATCCCCGTTGGTGGAAAGAGTACCCTTGCCTGATTCAGCGCAGACAAGGGGAAAAATCCTTAAAGCAGTTTAAACTATGAATAGAACATGGCAACCTTACAGAGCTATCTCACCGATGTTCAACGATTGTTGCACGATGCTAACCTTAATTTCTATACTCAACAACAATTAACTGATTATATAAATTCAGCAAGGGAACGTGTAGTTCGTGATACTGGGTGTTTAAGACAAATTGTAGTAACCCAGACTCCCATAGTGCAAGGTGGTACTCCTACTGCATGGGTAGCAAATACAGCAGTCACCGCAGGCTCATACGTCTTTAGTAATATCTTCATTTACCAATATCAAACCAATGGTGTGAGTGGTTCTACTGCACCACCGTATCCTGCTAACGGTACAAACAACTATACCAATTACCCACCAAGTACAGCATTTGCAGACGGTACTGCAACATTACTTTATGTCGGTAATTGTGAAATTATTACTTTTGAAAACCTAACCTCCATACTGTCAAGTATGCCTTTGTCAAATACTTCTGGTAACACTGTGCTAGACATTGTAAATATAAACTTGTATTGGGGTAATACTAGAGTACCTTTAGATTATTTAGCGTGGTCGGATTTTAATGCACGTCTTAGGTTTTGGCAAAATTACATTGGTAGACCGCTTGCATTTAGTGTGTATAGCCAAGACAGAATTTATATAGGACCAGTACCTGATCAAGCCTATCAAGTAGAGATTGATTGTGTATTGTTACCTAATGCACTTAATTTATCTACTTCTACTGTAGCAGACGTGATTAATGATCCGTACACTACGGCTGTTAAATTTTATGCTGCTTATCTTGCTAAATATTATGAACAAAGTTTTGGTGAAGCAGAAATATACAAACAAGAGTATCAACGTCAGATTGCCTCTATTGTCAACACTATCTATACGAGGCGTATTCCAACCATTTATAGTAGTCCTATGTAAATGGCAAGCGCAGAACAGAAAAAATCGTACAAGGTTGTTAAGCAATTTAAAAGTCTTAACACCAAAGCTAACCGCACCTCAATTGAAGATGATGAGTTTAGTTGGTTAGAAAATGCTCAACCAGTCGGTTATGCTAACTTAAAAATTATTCCAACCGTATCCAATGTGACTAATGCTACTGGCACAATTGTGACTTTTAGTAATACGGTTACTACGTTTGCTTCTGTTAATTTAGGATTAAATGATTTTGTTGTAGGTTTTGAAGCAAATGGTGCATCAGAATATTACAACGTACAAAAACAAACAACAGGAAACGTGGCTGTTGCAGGCACATTTTCTAATGCGGGAATTACTTATTCTCAATACAACAATGATCGGATGTTAATTCTTGATCCAAACAATGGTTTGTATTCTTGGGATGGCAACAACACAGTTTCAATAGGCTCGATTGGTACAATTGCATTGACATCGGCAGGAAATGCCTACGCTTCTGCGCCCACCGTCACTATCTCTGCTCCCGACCAAATAGGTGGAACGCAAGCTAATGCAGTATGTACCATTTTAAACGGTAATGTTAGTACCATCACCTTATTAACAGGTGGTTCTGGTTATACCAATGGTTCTAATGTTACCGTTACTTTTTCTGGTGGCGGAGGATCAGGAGCTAATGCAATTGCTGGTATTACTACTTTTGTTACAGGAACATTAGCTTTTGCCGTAGTGTCTGGAGGGTCAGGCTACACCAATACCGCCAATACAACTATTGCTATTTCTGGTGGTGGGGGTACGGGCGCAGTAGCTAAAGCGATTATTCAAGGAAATGCCATTACGCAAGTCATTATGACCAATAATGGTACAGGTTATACCAATGCAGCGAATATTTCTGTGACTATCACAAATCCTGGTGGTTCAGGTGGCAATACGGCTGTATTACAACCTATTGTGAATAACAATCAAAACGTGGGTGTAGCAACATTTAGTGGTAGGGTGTGGGTTGCACAAGGAAGGACCGTATATTATTCAGCAGCAGGCTATTATAGCGATTTTACAAGTGTTTCTGCGGGCTATTTGACTTTAACAGACTCTACTTTGCATGGAAACATCATTCAATTATTAGCTGCCAATAACTTTTTGTATATTTTTGGTGATGATTCGATTAATGTGTTTTCTGATGTTAGGGTTACATCAACTGGTGTGACTATTTTTACGAATACAAACGTATCTGCATCGGTGGGAACAAAGCGCCCGTATGCCATATTTCCGTATTTTCGTTCTGTATTATTTATGAATGATTATGGTATTTATGCACTTGTCGGATCAACAACCTCTAAATTGTCGGACAGTTTAGACGGTATGATTCCCAATATTGATTTTAATAGTCCAATTTATGCGGGACAAGTCTTATTAAATAACATTTTATGTGCAGCTTTTAATTTTCGATATTATGATGCGGTGTTTAGTCAGAGTTATCGTTATATTCAAGCTGTATTTTTTGAGAAAAAATGGTTTATTACTTCACAAAATAACAGTTTAGCTTATATCACTTCAGTGCCTGTTCTTGGTAAAATAGGGCTATATGGTACAGATGGTAAAACTTTATACCGTTTGTATAACGATTTTAGTAATACGATTGCTTCTATTGTGCAGACGGCTTTATTGCCAATGGATGATAATATTCGCACTAAACAGGCTTTAAAAATAGGTATTGAAGGTACAAACACCAATGCAGCTGCTAATTTAAATGTAACGGTTGATAGTGAAGCAGGATCAAGTCCAACGGTCGTGTTAACAAGTGTGGTGGGTTGGCAAAACAATGCAAGTCAGATTGTGCAGTGGGCAAATGCAACTGGAACAATTATTGGTTGGACAACGACTGGTTATTCTTTGTTTAAATCTGATGCAAAACAATATGGAAAATATTTAGGAATGACAATACAATCAAGTAGTACGCCAGGATTTGTTTACAACGGTTTTGAATTTGAACACGAATTAAGAGTGAGGTTCTAATGGCTGGAGTTCCGTATACCTTTGCAACTGCATCAACTACGATACCGTTATCGCAGTTAGATTCTAATTTTCAAACACCAATAACAATTGGTAGTACAAACATGAATCTTGGTCAGGTTGTTACGACCATATCAGGGTTAACACTAACTAATGTAACCATTTCTAGCGGTAATGTTACGGTGAATAGTGTGAGTGGTAATGCCACTATTGTTGGTGGAACGATTAATAATACCAGTTTGTACAATGTTTCAATTATCAATGTTGCAACAACATTTCCTAATAATTTTTTAGCAAATTCAGGAATTACATTAGGTACTACTACTGCTAATTTAGGTTCAACAATTAGCACACTTGGAAATTTAACTTTACAGAATGTCACAATTAATTCTGTATCTTCTACATTTCCCAACAATTTTTTAAGCAATAGTTCAACTACACTTGGTAATACTACTTTAACTTTAGGTGGAACAACTGCTAATTTAGGCAATATTACTATTGCAAACGTTACAATTCAAAGTGGTAATGTTACAGGCGCTATTCCTACAACCAATATTGGAAATACAGCTATTATTTTTGGTGGTACAGTTTCTGCGCTTGGAAACCTTGCATTAAACAATGTCACAATAAATAGTGTTTCTACTCCAATTATGCCTGCTCAAGGTGGTACTGGATTAAACACTTTACCATCAAATAATGTATTGATTGGGAATGGAACTGGCTCTCTTGTAACTGTCGCACCTGGCAATAATGGTAACGTATTAACTTCTAACGGAACGTCTTGGGTTAGTGTAACTCCAGGCGCTACAACAGGTAATGTTACTTATGGTAATACAACTGTATCTTTAGGTGGAACATCACCTAGTATAGGTAATTTAACTTTATATAATGCCAACGTAGCCACATATACATCACCTACATCGAATTATCAATCTACACTTGGATTTAAAAATCGTATCATCAATGGTGCGATGGTGATTGACCAAAGAAATAGTGGTGCTAGTGTTTCAACAGCAAGCGGTAATAATATTTATACAGTAGATAGATGGGCTACTTTTTATTCTCAAACATCTAAATATACTATTCAACAAAATGCTGGCTCTGTAACACCACCAGCAGGTTTTAGTAATTATTTAGGGTTTACTTCATCTTCATCATACTCAAGTATTTCTTCTGATTATTTTTGGTTTCAACAACAGATTGAAGGTTTTAATACTGCTGATTTGGCATGGGGTACAGCTAATGCAAAAACTGTAACAATAAGTTTTTGGGTGTATTCATCAATAAGTGGCACTTGGTCAGGTTCATTAGTAAACTCTGCTCAAAATTATTCTTATCCATTTTCTTATACTGTTTTATCTGCTAATACATGGCAACAAGTTTCAGTAACTATTGCTGGTCCAACGGCAGGAATATGGATTGGAGCAACAAACGGTATTGGTATTTCTGTTCGATTTAATTTAGGGTGTGGTTCAACTTATTTAGGAACGGCAGGTTCTTGGTCATCAAATTACTATATTGGTGCTACAGGTTCTAATAGTTTAGTCGGCACAAACGGAGCAACATTCTACATAACAGGGGTACAACTTGAAGTAGGAACAAACGCTACTAACTTTGAATATAGGGATTATGGTCGTGAGTTGATTTTGTGTCAGAGATATTATCAAAGTTTTTCAAATCAAATTTATGCTTGGCAATCTAATGCTGGTTCTACATTTAGAAATTTATCAACATCATTTCCTGTAAATATGAGAGCTTCTCCAACAGTAATTTTAATTGGTGGAATTGGTGGTTTAACCGTTTCCACAACAACCATAAATGGTTTTTATGCTAACGTAAACATAGGCAATACAACTTCAGATGCTTATATTACAAATTACACTTCTTCTGCGGAGTTATAAATGTATAAACAACATAAAAATATAGACGGAACTACAAATTTAAATAATATAGAAAGAATAATAGATTCTGCATGGATACCGTTTGATTCAGCAAACACAGATTACCAACAATTTAAAACAGATATAGCAAATGGAGTAGAGTTGCAAGACGCTGATGGTAATGTAATAACTGGCGATGCCTTAACAACATTTATAGGAACACTTGCGTAATGGATCAACAAGAAATTTTTAATATTGTTGTTTCTGTTTGCGGTTTTCTTGCAGGCTGGATATTAAATAATATTTACAAAGCCATTAAGGTATTAGAAAATGATATTAAGGATTTCCCACATTATTACGTTACTAAAGAAGATTATCGTAATGACATCAATGATATTAAACAAATGTTGAATAAAATCTTTGATAAATTAGATCATAAGGTCGACAAGTGAATATGGACACGCTCTCCATCGTTAAATTTGGTGACAAAGAGTCATTAGGAGAGTTTTTGTTTGAAAATGGGGTACAACATCTCTTATTTTGGGAAACTTTGACGGATAAAGGTCAAACATACGCTAAATTTCCGATTACAGACGCTAATATTGATAACCTAGATGACTGGTTATTAGCTCACCAAACTGAGCATCAAGCACTTTCAACTTATCTCAATTTAGATAATCCGTTCAATATGTTGGATGTAGACTTTAAATCAGAGAATGATTTTTATGATTGGTTAAGTACGCATTACAACATTCATACACAGATTGCTTCGGTCTTAGGATTAACATAATGGCAACAATTCCGACTTCCCCACCCCAAAAAAAATCGGAAAATCCAAATGAGGAAGTCATGCGTGTTAAAGAATCTTTAAAACAAGCATTGATACAAAACAACATACAACCACAGATGGTTGCAAATTTAGGAAATATGGCATTTTCTGCTATAAAAAATAAAGCATTATATCCAATGGTCATTCAACAAGCTCAACAAATGAAATTGATTGGACAGGATACAAAACAAGGTCATGATTATAAAACTTTAAGCAAAATTGTTGTTGCTGGAAAATTAGCAGAAATGATGATGCAAGAAGGGGGTATGTAATGGCTATAAATTTTAATTTTTTTATTTCAAAAACAATAAAGTTTTAAAAAATGGCAATTTTTTATACTTTTGGAACAATCAATCCAGACTCTCCTGTAGGTGGATTACAAGAGCCATTTAATGTTGTTCAAACAGGTAATACAGGATTAACTGGGGACAATTATGTTTATGACGGAGTTGGTTCCGTAGGAAAAATAAATTCTGACGGTTCTATTACATTTTTACCAGGATGGGGTAGTGACGGAGGCGATGATTACGGTTATGTAAATATTTTTTCTAATCAATATGACGCTAATGGTGATAGTATTTTAGCGGCAAGAGTTAATGATAATGATGTACAAATGACTAAAAATGATTCTTCTATAGTCAATTATATGAATCAAGTACAAGCACAAACAGCAGCTAGTGAAAACAATGGTCTTTTTGACAAGGTTATGGCTGTTGCAACCAATCCTACAACTTCGCTTGCAGTTGCTGCTGCGGTTGTTGCTCCCGCTCTTGCTCCTGCAATTGGTGCTGAATTGGGATTAACAGGAACTGCTGCCGCTGCTGCTGGATATGGAGCAATTGGCGCAGGAACTGGTGCAATCACGGCAGCCGCTAATGGTGGTGACGCTTCACAAATTGCACAAGCTGCTTTAGTAGGTGGAGTTTCGGGAGCTGCAGGAGGAGCGATTGGTTCTGAGGCAAAAAGTTTAGTTCCAGATTTAGGTGCAGCAGGTGCTGCTGCCGTAGGTGGTGCAGCTAAAGGTGCAATAACTCCTGCTTTAACTGGTGGCAGTATTGGTGCAGGCGCAGCAGGTGGTGCTTTAGGTTCTGCATTGGGTACAGAGATTGGTGGAACAACAGGAAACATTTTAGGTGGTGCTACAGGAAGTGCAACGGCTGCACAACTTGCTGGACAAAATGTTGAACAATCTGCTTTATATGGTGGTATTCAAGGTGCTGTTGGTGGTTTAGCAAAATCCATATTTAATCCACAAACAGGACAACAAGTTGCATACAATCCTCAACCAACACAATTAGCAGAAAATCAACCTACTGTAACTATTGATTCGCTTAGTAATCCACAACAAACTACAGATGCACAATCAGGTACTTTTCAAGCAACTCCATTGCCAGCAGGTGTTATGTGGAATCCTGATGTTAACCAATATACTTACGCAGATGGTAGTATTTATCAACCTACATTGAATGAACCATCAGGAGATAGTTTATATCTTAGTAACGCAGGAACTTATCCAAGTTCTACGGCTGATTATTCAGGTGGTGGTTCAAGATCATCTACATTGAGTGGTGCATTAGGAACACAAACAACTCAACCTTTATCGGCTGGAGCATTAGGAACACAAACAACTCAACCTTTATCGGCTGGAGCATTAGATGTAACTGGAAAACAAACTTCTACAATTGATGAGGGTGGAACTACACAAAAAGGTCAAGCGACACCGAGTGATAAATTACAGTTAATCAGTCCAACCATTGTTTCTTCTGGTGGAACATCTCCACAAGTTTTATCTAGTGTTTTAGGCGCACCATCTTCCTCTATTCTTGGACAAGCATTACAATCAAGTAATCCAGATCCTGCAACAACAGGAAATCCTATTTTTCAAGGGGATGACAAGAATCAACGTAATGTGTGGAATACTGAATCTTTACGAACTGCATTAGGACTATCATGACAAAACTGACAAAATCATTAAAAGCTGATTTACCTGCATTAGCTGAATTGTTGCGTTCTAAAGGTAAGAATAATGATAGTATTCTTGCACACATTAATCCCAGAGAAGCCGCCTTACTCAAACGTCATGGTGGTAGTGGAGATATTAACCCTGATACGGGTTTACCCCAATTTGATGATGGAGATGCTACTCTTACAGAAATTGGAGTGAGTCCAGAACAACAAAATGCGCCTTTGCCATCAGATCAAACTGCTTTTAATCAAGCACAACAATATTTTGATTCAACCCCTTCAACAACTGCGCAATCAAATCAAGCACAAGGATTAGTTGATACTGGTGGTAAACCATCGGGTTTAGGAGATTACTCTTTAGCCAGTGGTGTGCCAACTGTAGGATTAGGTCAAACAGGAGTTGCTGGAGGTACTGGTCAAGGATTAGCGGATACTGGTGTTTCACCTTTGTATACAGGTGCTATACAAACTGGTCAAGAATTAGCAAATTTACCGTATAGTTCTGCTTTAGGACCAACATCACAAACAGCATTAAGTCAAGCAACCACACAAGGTCCTACTCCATCAACTTTGGGTAATATTGGTGGTGCATTAGGTAATGTTTCTTCAACAACCTTATTAAAAGCATTAGGTTTAGGTGGTTTAGGATTATTAGGTGCTAGAAATGCGAATGTGGCTGGTGCGCAGAATCAAGCTGCAACTGCACAACAACAAGCAATAGCACAACCTTACCAAGCACAAGGTCAGGAAATGATTGGTGCAGCACAACGTGGCGAATTAACCCCACAAAGTCAGCAAGCCTATCAAGCAGCAATGGCACAAGCAAATCAAGCGATGGCTAATCGTGGTGGTGTTGGACAAGCACAAATGCAACAGCAAATGGCTAATTTGTATAATCAATTATTGCAAAATCAATATACTTACGGCTTGCAAGTTGCGCAGATTGGTGACAATATTGCATTGGGTGCTATACGTTCTGGCTTACAACTAGATAAATCATTGCAACAGACAACACAGAATTTCTATACACAATTAGCTGCTATTGCAAGTGGTAGCGTGATTGGTGGTACGAAACAAGGAGTTGCATAATGGCTGAAGAATCTAATATTGTTGAAAAAAAAGAACCCTCTACTTTAAGTAAGACCTTAAAGACAGATATGCCTGCCATGCCTGTTATTGGTCAAACCAAAGAAAGTCAGCAATTTACCAAGACTGCACAACCGTATATTGAAAAAGCAGCAGAAGCTGGTGGTGAAGTTAAACGTGCAGAAATTAATCAACAAGCTGGCATGTTGGGTGCGCAAGCACAAGCAACACGTCAGTATGGAGAACAAACAAAGGGTTTAGTACAAGAGGCTGAAAACAAAGAATTGGAATATCCAAGACCAGAGTTTCATCCTACTAAAGAAAATGCAGAGTCATTAGGACAATTGTTTAGTATGGTAGCTACTTTTGGTGTCATGCTGGGTGGTAGTGGAAAACTTGCTTCTCAAAATGCTTTAGGCGCAATGTCTGGCATGTTGAAAGGTTGGCAAGATGGGCGCAAAGATTTATACGAACGTGAGTTAAAAGAGTTTGACAAAGAATATAAACGTATTCAAGACATCCGTACAGACATACAAAACCGTTTGCAAAGATCACTGCAATTAGCGTCTACAGATAAAGAAGCTGCGATGTTGGAAGGTCAACAAGCTGCTGCATTGGCTGGTGCTGACTCTATGGTTAAAGCATTAGTGAATCAAGGAAAAACACAAGCAGCATTAGACCTTGTAAAACAAGCAGAAAACATTGATCAACAAGTTAGACAAAGACAACAGCAAGCTGCGCAACATGAACAAAATTTAAAATTACAACGTGAACGTCTTGATTTAGAAAAATTGAAATTAACACAAGGCGGCGGTAAAGGACAAGGTTTAAATGGTCGTTATGCTTTTAATATCACTGAAGCATCAAAACAAGCTGGACAAGATTTGATTAATATCACCATGATGCCTAAAGGTACAGTTCTTGGTACGTTTGCTGATTTAACAGGAAAAGGTGGAGATACACTTATTGCATCATTAAGAAATACATTTACAAGGTCTAAACTAACTTCTGAAGATCAACGTCAGTTCCAACAATTAATCTCTGGTTTTGACAATAATATGTCTAGGGCTTTAGGTGGTGGTTATGCAAATAGTAGTGCTAAAGCGGCAGTTAAAGCTTATCAAGAACAAGTTGCTAGAGAAGGTGATTCTCCATTAGCTATGGCAACATTTTTAGCTAGAAGTAAACAAGAATTACAAATTTTAGTAGAGGCATTTAAAGATCATCCAGGTGCAAATCAAGGTGAAATTCAACAATTAAATGACATGATGTCAAAAATAAATCAAGCTGTGCCATTTAATGTTAACGATGTAACAACAGCGTCTGGTAGAGGTAGAGAAACAATTTCTTCTGCAACCAAAAAAATGATTTTGCCTAAAGCACCAACTTTACAAGAATTTTTAACAGAAGCAAAAAAAGCAAATCCTAATGCTACAGAAGATCAATTGACGCAATATTATAATTTAAATTATGGAGCTCAATAATGACTGATATTGTTGATCCTTTTAAATCAGGAATGTCATCTGAAATAAAAGATCCTTTTGCAAGTACACAAAATGAATTTTCAACAGAAAAAGAACCTTCTAATTTAGAACGTGCTGGTGCATTTGGTTACGGTGCTGTATCAGGATTTTTAGGTGGTCCTGGAGAATTAGAAAAGTTTGCCACTTATACTGCACCACAATTTTTAGGTTTGCAAGAAAAAGGTTATAAAGAAAAAGCGCCAGAAATACTTGGTGGTCGTTCTACAGTTTTTCCTACAGTCGAAGATGTACAAAAAATGGGAGAAAAAGTAGGAATTAAAAAACCAAAAGAAGGTGTTAGTGGCTGGCAAACAGGTGGTGAAATTATTGGCGGATTAGGTACGTCTTTACCATCATTATTGCGTGGTGGTGCAAAAGCATTATTAGGTACACCATCAAAAACCAGTGAAGCAGTAGCTCAAGAAGCAGAAAAATTAGGATTTAAATTATCACCATCACAAGTTAGACAAGATGTACCATCACCAGCAAAAGGTGCAACAGGATGGGCTGAAAGTAATCAAAAGTTAGCAAATAATCTTGCAAGTGAAGGAACTGGCGAAAAGGTAGCAGAAATTACCACAGATTTTATTGGCAGACGATTAAAAGATTTAGGTGGTGAATACGATAAATTATATAAAGGTAAAGTATTTAATATTGACCAAGATGCAGTCAATGCCATACAAGAAATTGCAAGAGCTGAACAACAATTGCCAGGCGTGGCTGGTGTCAGTCCTGTAAAGCAAACTGCTGAGGATATTATGAAAGGTTTTCAGCGTTTATCTTCAAGAAAAGATGCTGTACCTAATACATTTGGTATTGAAGGAGAAGCTTTACAGCGTATGCGTAATGCGCTTACAGAACGTGCTAGATCAACTAGCAGTCGTGGTGATGCGCATGAAATCTATAATTTAGTAGATAAAATTGATGCGTCAATAGCTAAAAATCATCCCGATGTTGCATCAAAATTGAATGAATTACGCCCAAAATATCGTAACAGTATCATTTTGGAAGATTTATACCGACAAGGTGGTATACGTCAAGGTAATATAAGTTTGGAAAGACTAGGCACAATGTTGCGGGGTAAACCTGATGCAGTGCGCAAAGGTGGAGCTGATATTGATAATTTGGGTGAACTTGGTCGTGAATTAGGTTTGCGTGCTAGATGGGAAACTACTGGTTCTGCCACAACTGGTGGAGAAGATGTGCTTAAAAAAGCATTAGGAACAACCATTGGTGGTATTGAATCTGTGACTGGATTAAAGAGTAGACCAGCTAGAGCAATTCAAAGAAGTGTTGCTAAAACCCCTCCAAGTAAAACAAAATTAGGTTTGGGGGTTGCTTCTGCTCCACAAGCAATTGCTGCTGGAACAGTGGCAAGACCATTAAATCCAAAAGAGGATGAGTGATGAGTAAGAAAAGTAAAGGGGTAAACCCTGATTTAGAAGATGCAGTAAGTCAATTGTTACGAGAAGTCATGGCTGATACAAATGCTTCTTTAACAGACAAATGTAAAGTAATAGACCGTTCTATCAACATTGAGAAATTAAAACAGAAGATTTCTGACGATGAATGGGGGAGTGGGTTTATAACAGGTGATGATGAATAGATGTAGAATGTAGTTTTTAAGGGGATAAATATGGATGGAATTGCATTAGTAAGATTAGCATTAAATGTTATTGCGGATCGTTTG